TGCCCCGATTGGCAGTTGCGACAGGGGCGGAGTTGTCCATCTCCCACAGGGCAAGAAGGTATGGTCCGACGGCGAACAGGGCCTTGACGCCACCACGTATCGCGTCTGGCACGCCATCGTCCCCGAAGAGCGACACGTCGATGGGCGGCTGGGTCGGGTGCCAGAGGATGATGCGGGGTGACCCATCGGTGAGCGCAAAGCGATCCTCATACTTGCACGCAGACGCGATGACAGCCAGGGATGTCGGGTAGATGCCTGATACGGATGTATAGAGGAAAGCGACTGCAGAGGGAGAAGACTTTATCGACCAAACATCGGGGCCATTAGCCACATAGTATTCCGTGGGGTCGCCGAGGAAGCCAAGCGGTATGACATCTATCCCCGGAGACGTCACAATATCGACCCCTGTATCAGTCCACGCGCCTACCAAACTGGCACCCAGGCCCCACAGGTTGCCACTTCCATCGAGGCCCAGAAGCCGTGATGATAGTTCGGGGTCCAGGTTGATCATCATTTTCCAGCCGCAGACCAGTTGCCTCCCCTCTGAACCGAGGGTAGCCCAACTTGTCGCGTTGGTGCTGTACTTAGCCACCACGCCGCTGCCAGTACCGTTGAACCAGATCACCGCACCATTCACCGGGTCGTACAGGAGTTGCCTGCCCTGAGCGTTAGCGATGGTGCCGGTGGCAACCGCTGTACCAAAGGCAGCACCCGTTGTTGCCCATACGCTGTCACCCTTCGCTAGAAATACCCGCCGCGAGCCGCCGATGTACGCCTCGATGATCGAGGCGTAGTCGGTCTTGGCCGCTGACATGGGGGTGCTGCCATCGGACTTTAGGGGTGTCGTGGAGGCGGTTGAAAGCAGCGGCAGATGGACAACCCCTGGGCTCCACGTGTCCACGTAGCCATACCAGTACCCGTACATGGATTTGAGATCGCCCTGGTGCTCGCGCCGCCAGCGGGTGCCGATGCCGCCAGAGAAGTCGCTAAGACGGAGTACCCGTTCGTTCTCCCCGATTTCCTCTAGGTCGTCGTTGAAGTCCCAGAGGGGCATTCTACATCTCCTCTATGATCACGGTGCCCTGCTCGAAGCCGCGTCCCAGTTCTAGCCTCTCGATGGCCTTGACAAGCGCATCCCGCGTCGGCCCGATCTGCTCGACACTATTCAGGGTTTGTAGCCGTAGCAGGGCAGCGGCCAGAGTCAGGAGCGGCCCTGTGTTGATGTCGAGTGTCGAGTCGTCGGTCGTCGGCTCCGTCTCAAATGCCTGCCCCACGATCCGCAACTTCTTGCCCGACTCAATCCAGCCGTGGTGGTCAGCGATGGCCTTGTCCAGCCGTATCTTCCGCGTGGCACTCCGCACCGGATACCACCACGGACAGTCGCTATCGCCAGGTCCAGGGACGTGCAGGGTAAAGAGCCCCGCTAGGGAAGTGTCCTCGCGCCAGATCGAGCGGATAGCAGCGAAGCCAGTTGGCACGGTGAGTTCGTAACTGGCGGCCAGTGTGGGGTCGCCTAGAGTTAGGCTCTCGTCCACTTTCGGCAACAGTGTGCGGCGTCGCAGGAACCGAAGGGCGATCTTGAAGGCTCTCTCGATGGTGACATTCTTGTAGGTCGAGTAGATGTAGTATTTGCTGGTGTTGTCAGGAGTGGCGGCAAAGGCGGCCGTCACGGAGGCCCCACTCGAAGACGAGGCGGTTATCAGTTTCTCATCGCCCTGGTCTACGCCGTCATGGACATAGACGCGGAAGTTCTTGAAGGTATCGTCTGCATCAACCAGGACGCCCGCATCAACAAGAGTTGTGCCCGTGCCGCCGCTGGCCGTCCCCTCGCGTTCGAGGGCACCCACCATCGCCAGGAGGTCGCCCTTCAGGTCGCCGAATCGTGTGCTCATCTCGTTCTCCCTATCCGCCGTACCCGCACCCCCGGTTGGTCTGAGACATAGCCCCAGGGATCGATCACGACCGAACCTGGCGGGTAGGGGAAGAATTGAAACTCAGGGTGATTCGTCCCCACTACAAAGACGCATGGCCCCACTAGTTCTGGTCCGATAGCGCCGTCAACATACGGGTCATACATCGCGGGCCAGCCGAGGAAATTGGCAAGCAGGAAAGCCGGACTGCCGACCATGATGTTAGTCTCGGCCTTGAACGCCTTGCCCAAGATGACGATGGGCAGTTTGGCCTTCTTCGCCTCCTCCTTAACGATGTCTGCCAGCCATCGCGTCTGCCTCTCCCTGGCCTCCATGAGCGAGCCGAACAGGTCATGTGACAGGCTGAGTTTCCGCGCTAGCCATGAGAGTGCGATATTGTCGCGGGGATGGCAGCCGCCTCCGTCCCCCATGCCTCCCCGCAGATACTTGGGGGAAACCACACGGTCGGTGGCGTGACCCAGGGCGTCAGTCACCATGTCCACGTCAGCGCCAATGCCCTCGCAGACTTCCATGAGGGTGTTGGCGAAGACAATCTTGGACGTGACGAAGGTGTTGTAGGCAACCTTCGTGAGTTCGGCCTCCTCGATGCCCATGACGATAACCGGCTCGTGGTGAATCGTGTGGTAGAACTTGCGGAGCAGGAGGTCCAGGGCCACCGACTCCGTGCCGATCAGGTTGAACTCTGGCCGGCGGAAGTTCCGAACGGTCTCGCCCATCGCTATGAAGGACGGGTTGTAGGCCAGCTCGATGTACTTGTTCAGCAGGGGCATGACCTCACGCCGTATCGTGCCTGGTAGGACGGTGGAGATGATGACCAGCACCGTGTCCTTGCGCTGCCGTTCGGCGGCATCGGCGACATGGCTTACCGCTTCCTTCAGGAAGGAGTAGTCGAAGTCGGCCCGCGTCTCAGGTAAGGGCGTGGTGCCCTCATACTGCGGCTCGTGCGGCGTCTGCACGGCCACGAAGATGATGTCGGCGAACTCCACCGCCTCAGAGATCGTGCCGAGCCAAAGTTTGCTTTCCTTCAGGAGTTCTTGCACCCCTGGCTCGTGATTGGGGTAGTAGCGGGCCAGGATGTTCTTGCGAACCTCCGTGGAGATTTCGCAACCCATGACCTCATGCCCCTTGCTCTCTATCGTCAGGAGCACAGGCAGGCCGAGTTTGCCGAGGCCGATCATGGCGATCTTCATGACTGTCCTAACATACGGCGGCCTCATACCAGCGCCGCCTCCACGCGGCGATCCGGCGACCCCGTCAACTGTTCACAGGCTTCTTGCAACACCCGACGGGCCTCTCGCAGTTCCTCTCTCGTCATGGAATCGAAGGCGGCCTGGAAGCCTTCATCCTCTTCCAGCCCCACCTGCCAGTAGGTCTCTAGGTTGCTCTTGTCGATGGTGCAACCGAAGGCGGCAGGGTTGTTCCAGACAGCGCAACCTGGGTAGGGAACAAAGTTGTTGACCAGGGCGCGGTGGGGACGGGTCCGACGCACGAAGTCAAGGGTCTGGTTGACGCTCTCCCAGGTCTCGCCGGGGAACCCCACGATGAGGTAGATGCGGGAGTACAGGCCCACCTCGTTTGCCCAGGCAATCGCCCGCTCGTTATTCTCCACCGTGTTGGCCTTCCCCATGAGGTCAAGCATCCGCTGGCTGCCGCTCTCGACGCCGAAGCCCACCTCGACACAGCCGCAGTCCTTCATCATGCGAAACTCGTCCAGGCTGACGTGATCGGTTCGAGTGTGCATCCGCCACTTCATCCCCAGGTCGGAGAGACCCCGACAGAGCTTGACGAAGCGCGGCTTTTTCAGGTTGGCAACATCGTCTTTGATACTCAGTTGCCGGATGCCGAAATCGTTGCAGAGATACTTAGCCTCAGCCAGTACGTCCTCCACTTCGCGGAACTGTACCTGGCGGTGCCACATGACCTCGCTCGCACAGAAGTTGCAGGCGTAGGGACAGCCGCGAGAGGTAATGATGCTGCATCCAGGCTCCGTCTCCTCGCCCTCCACAGCGCAGGCGCTCAGTTGCCCCAGTTCGGGCCAGAGGTCGTAGGCGGGCCAGAGGTCGCCCGTGGGAAATGGCCCCTCGTAGGCCACGTCAAACGGGCCACGTTCTCGTGTCGCCGTCGGGTGAGGCCCGCCTACGACCTTCAACCTTGCCCGTATACGTCTTGCAACCTCACACGCCGTCGGCCAGGTGGGGGTGTTGGCCGTCACCATGAGGAGGTCGCACTCGTCAACGGGCGGCTCAGACGAGTAGTTCATGTCCCACAGGAGAACTTCAGCCCCTGCCTGCCGACAGGCCGCGCCGATGTAGAGGATGCCCAGCATGGGAAACATCCGTGGCTCCCAGAATCGGGGCGTGCTAGGGCTAACCAACAGGACTCTCAATGACCTGCCTCAGCTTCTCGGCGTCCTGAATCCGCTTCAGGGCCGTCGCATCCCAGGTTCTACCGTCTGAGCCGTCATCCTGCCGTTCGACGGCTTCCGCGTAGGTCGTATCTACGACCGTCCGCCCTGTCAGGAAATGCACATGCTCAATGAAGACATCCTCTAGCCAGACCTTACGCTGAATGCGGTCGGCCAACTCCTGCGTCCACTGGTCGCTCCAGTAAACCTTGAAGTAGGGCGCGGCAAAGTAGCCGAGGGTATCGACCCATCGGCGACTCAGGAACGGGTGTGTCGCCTGCGGCCAGCCCACCTTGAAGGGCCGGTCTTCCGCGTAGACCATGACGATGCCATCAGGGTATTTCTCGAACTCGGCCCGCACTCGGTCATCCCATCCCTGAGTACGGAACACGATGTCGTCGGCACCCTGCATTACGATGTCGCCCTTGCTCCACTCGTAGGCATCGTTCCAGTTCTGGGGTTCATTCTGGCGCGGCCCCACCCGAACCTTGTGGTTACAGGGAAGCCGCACGGTGAACAGGCTCAGGTCGTCCTCGTCCACGTAGAAGATGAACTCCACGAGTTCAGGATGGCCTGCCAGCGCCAGTGCGCTCTTCACCATCGCCAACACCCGCTGCGGTCGGTGCCGCGTCGGGCAGAGGATCGAGATCAGACCCGCAGAGGCGACGGTATCGAACGCTCGGCGACCGTTTCGCCTTCCCTGGTCATTTTCAGCCATTGGTCACACACCTTGCTCCACGTGTGTTCTCTCGCATACTCGGCGGCGATTTGCCGCTGGACGAGAATGAGTTTGTTCTTAGGGTTGTCCCAGAACTTCAACGCTTTGAGGAACTTGGTGACATCCCGTGAATCAATCGCCCTACTCTCGCCGTAGTCATACCATGTGCCCCAGTCGAGCATCGGCAATCGCTCAGGCAGCGCCCCCACTGGCCGCGTGATCGGGATACACCCGTTTGCCTGGGCTTCAAGGGCCGTGATGCAGTAGGTCTCATACCAGTCGCCACCATCGGGGCAGATGCTCGGATAGAGCCAGAATTGGGACTTGGCGAACTCCTTGTAGAGTTCGGGTTGTCCGATGCGCCCATGCCAGAACAGGCCGTCCTGGTCCAGAAGCGCCTCTACCTTCATCTTGAAGGTTCGCAGGTGGGGCAGCCGCTCCGACATGGAAACGAGGTTCTGCCAGCCGTAGAAGATGTGGAGTTCGGCATCCGACCACATGGCCCGTATCGCCGGCCACCATTCTAGGAGGACATCTAGGCCACGGTCAGGGCTCGAAGCGTAGATGAATCTGTGGCGCTGGGGTTCAGCCAGTGCGCCGGCGGGCGACACGATGCCATCCGCCGTGATCGTCGGCCCAGACCCGTTCCGATAAACCCGTTCCCACTCTCTCTTGTGCCACTCACTCAGGACCAGAATCTTGTCGGCGTTGTCCAGGTGCTCCTGCTTGCCGTACTGAATGTCATGGCACCAGAGCCAGACGTGCTCGGCGTTGTACTTGTGGTCGAGCATCCCCGGCTGGCGGCTGATAACCAGCAACCAGAACTGCTGCGTGGGGTCGAAGTGCTTGTAGTTCCGGTAGAGAACGCCGTCATAGATGCCATCCGCCTCGGCGTAGACGACTACGCGGTGTCCACGCTTGGCGAACTCCTGGGCCATGCGGATAACCGCCGTCTCACTCCCGCCCAGCCCAGCAGTATCGGGCGAACTGGGTTCCCAAAACTCTGGACCCGGACCGACAAAGAACACTACTGGCTGGTCATTGACCCCCTCATGGTCGTACTCCACGACCCAGATGCGCTGTCGCGTGTCGCCCGCTTCCTTCCAGGGTTGGGTGAGGGTATGGAGTTCAACTGGGTGGCGGTACTCGTCAAAGGTCAGTTCTGTCAATTGGTCGTAGGAGAACTCTAGGATGTGCTCGCGGGGTGCCTCTGGCGTAGGTACGGTCGGCCCGATCTCGCCCAACCCAGGCCAGTCGCCCACCAAAGGAGAGGGCGTGGTGATCAATACTCGCTTGCCCAAGTCGTCAGCCCGCCGCAGGTAGTGGCCGACGAGGTGGGGCGGCAGGTGCTCGATAAGTTCGGCCATGATGACGGCATCAAACGGCTCGAAGTTCTCATCCTTCCGGCAGCGGGTGTGAAACTCCTCTAGGTCGCAGGCCAGGAAGATGCAGTCCAGACCCTCCTCTTCGGCCTTCTTCTGAGCCCGCTCGACGTTCCGAGAGTGAATGTCGATGCCCGTGACCTCGTATCCCCTACGGGCCATCTCCAACGCAGGGCCACCATTGGCGCACCCCACGTCCAGCACACTCTTGACGCCCGCCTTCTCGAAACGCTCGAAGACCCACTCCCAGCGGAAGGGGTCAAGGACTGTTCCTACGACCTCGTGCCATACGTTCGTATCGTCGTAGAACGCCCTGTAGAGTTCTGGGTTGTAGGCGTGTTGGGTGATCTTCTGCAACAGCGCCCGCTTCTCCGTAATCTCTGACTGGTCTCGGATGTTGGCTGGCAGGTAGCCTTCCAGGAGCCAGCGGGCGCGGAGCGTGTCACCCCGCCGTGTGAGGTGGTCGGCGAGTTGCTTCGCTGCCGCTATGCTGCCCTGGGCCTGGATCGCCTCGGAGTAGAGGCGGACGAACTTGCTCCAATCGTCCGTAGGTTCGAGTTCGTATGCCTGCCCCGCGATCTTCAGGGCCTTCTCGTAGTCGCCCTTCTGCGCGTAGACCCTGTGCATCACATCCCAGAGGTTCAGGGTATACTCGCGGGGCGTCCGGCATACGACCAGCGGTGCCTCCTCTTTGCCGATGCTGGACTGCGCCCAGGCGATGGCTTCATCCCCGTTCTGCTCCCCCCACCAGCAGACGTGCGCCATGAGGCAGTAGGGATCGCGGTAGCGTCCGTCAGCGTCGAGTGCCGCCAGAGTCCAGCCCCGCGCCTTACGGAAGTCCTGGGTGATAAGGCAGATACGCGCTATCTGGCACGCCGCCCACCACTGCTCGATCTTGCTCTCAGGGTTGTAGTAGTACAGAGTGTAGTGTTCCATCGCGTCGGCGTAGCGTTCAATCCCGAACTCAGCATGGGCTAGGGCCAGGACGTGGCGCATCTTCCCCGGTTCATCCTTGATGGCCTTCTTGATGATGGGGATGTTTCGACCGGCTTTCTCCAGGTCTACCGGCGCGTTGGAGTAGTTGGCGTGAATGACCTTAATGCCTTCCTCTATGTGGAGTTTGACACCTGGCTTGTCGCAGGCGCAGCACTCGTGAATGCGGTTCACCCAGTACCAGCCATCCGCCGTCTTCATAATGCGTTCGCGGACCTGAATCTGGGTCGGGGTGCCGCGTTCGTCCATCTGGTAGACGTAGGGGAACCAGACGCAACTTATCCCGTTCTCCTCCATCCATCGCACCACGTCAGGAAGAACATGGGGCTGCGTCACCGCGATGTCGTCGCCGTCCAGCCAGAACCAATAGGGCTGAGTGACGAGGGAGAGGGCGAAGTTACGTGCCGCCGCGAAGTCGTCAATCCACTCGAAGGGATAGACCTTCTCGGTGAACTCGCGGGCCACGGCCTCAGTGTCATCTGAAGACTCGCCGCCCAGGACGATGATGATCTCGTCCATATAGGGAGAGACTGCACTCAGACACTGCCGTAGCGTCGTAGCGCAGTCTTTCACGACCATGCAAAGTGAGAGCATGAAGCCTCCTACGTCCGCCGAGCGTGGCCGCCCGTGATGCGGTTCAACCACTCGAAGACATCATCGCCGGTCTCGGCCCTCTTTCTCTCCATCCTGTTCTCCACGTAGTAGTGGTAGACCGACGGTGGCAACTTGCACATCTTGTTCGCCGCGACTGACCACTCCACGTTGTTGATGTAGAAGACGAGGTTTTCCTCCCCCATAAACTCCTTCCACTCCTCGCCTTCCTCGAAGAAGTCCTCGTGCCGCCAGGGGACGGTGCCTATAACGCGCCCCCGTTCGTCAAGGATGGGGTCGCCTGGCCTCGTGCCGACGCGGGCCAGTGATGCCTTGTCGATGATGGCCTGGTAACTCGGTGTCGCCATGAGGTCGGCGACCGCACTCGCCGGTAGGCGGGCCATCGCCTTCGCCAGCGTATTGGCGGCTTCCTGGGCGTCCTTAGTAGACACGGCCCGCTGAATCTCCAGGAAGACCGCGCCGATGTCCGCCGGCAGAGTAGAGGCTAAAGCCTCGGCCACTTCGGGCTGTTGAGCCTGCTCTTTAAGTGTGGTTGCCTCCTCTTTCTGTCTCCGCCGCTCCTCTTGGTATCGCTTGAACCCTGGGGGTATCTCGCCCTTCTTGTACGGTCCCCTCTCGCCTTTGTGTGCCATGACCTTCCTTCCTAACCTGTGTCAGCGGGGAGGGCCGAGCGGTCTCGGCCCCCCACTGCCGACACAGGTTTACGTGGTCGGGTGAACCACAATCGCCGTGTCGTTCTTGGTCGAGGCCGTCTCAAGGCGCTGACCAAAGTTCTGGTTCAGGATGGCGGCAGCGTAACTCGTCTTCCAGCCGACCGTGCCGTACTGGTTGAGCGGGTCGTCTGCGCCAGCCGAACCCACCGGCTTCACGATGATGTCATCCCCCAGCTCGGCCAGGGTGACTTCACCGTAGTACCCATCGCCCACAAGCTGGGTGACGTAGACGGCGATGTTCACCGAGAGACCGCCAGAGGGTCGCACCCTCGCGTTGCTGGCCTCGATGATGCGGGCACCACCGAAGTCGAATGAACCGCCCGTAAAGAGCGGGTTGTCCCCGCCGCGAGGCAGGGCGTACTGAAGGGCCGCACCGATGTTGGTGTCCAGGAGCATGTCCACGTACACATCAGGGTGTGTAATGCAGGGGAAGCGCCCCTCTGCCTTCGGGTGCCCTGGAGCCCCTCTCTTCTTCAGCGAAGCGACACCGCCCAGCAGGGTCGCGGCGTTCATCACGGAACCCGTGCTGATAGCGGTCGGCGCAGTGCCGGTGCGGTAGCTGACGTTCGTGCCAGCCACTATGATGTCGCGGGCCAGGAAGTCGATAACACGGGCTCGTTGACCAGCGAACATGTCGCTCATCTCAGCCACCACGTTGTCAATCGACTGGCTCTGGGCCACGTCGCTGATGAAGTCGAAGGCACCGTACTGCCGTGCCGTGACCGCCACAGAACTCCAGGTGACGTTCGTGCCCGCCGGAGGCGTACCCTCGGTGGCGATCCACGAGACGTTGCCCGGAACCTGCTCCAACCGGCGCATATTGGCTACGATGCCCATGTTGCGGGGGATAGATCGCTGCACGCCCCAGCCCGCGTGCTTCAGATACGGCTGCGCACGGGCGAGAAGCTGCATCACATAGAAGATGCGGGCTTCCTCCGTGAAGCCACCAGTTGCGTAAAGTTCGGTTGCCACTTGTTATGTTCCTCCCGAAGAGGTTGCGACCCGTCGCCGAAAGTCGCCTTCCTTCTTCTTGAACTCCTCTCTACCTTCGGGAGTGGACATATCTATCGCACGCAGTTCGTCCAGAAGGCCGCGCTTGGTGGCCGTGGCTTTGCCCCCGTCCACTTCGGGCTTCCTCGGTGCCGTCTTCTCTGTAGCAGCCTCCGCCGCCTCTTCCTTGAGCCGCATACGGATTTCCCGCACGGCCAGTTCGAGTTCCTTTTGAGAAGTCACGTCGCCGATCTCGCCCGCGATCCTGTCGCGGTCCTCGGACTTTAGGCCGAACTCCAGAGCGACGCTGCCCGCCTCCGCTTTCGCAGCCAAGCGCCATCCGGCGCGGCGAGCAAGGTCCAGATGTTCTACCGTCTGGGCATGTTCTCTACGCAGGGCCTTGACCGCAGCGGGATTAACCGTGCCGTCCTCCCCCACGTCCTGAATCTCAGCCTCTAACGCGCCGAGGCGGCCTCGCAGGTCTGCGACTTGACCCTCGGCCTCCTCCCGCGCTCCACGTGCTTGTTCCAACTGCTTGTTGAGTCCGTCGAACTTCTGGTTGAAGGTGGCCTGCATCTTCCGGTGTTCCTCAACGGGGACCGTTTCAGACTCTTCTCCTGCCACTGGCTCCACGTTCTCAGGGTTGTCAGTTGTGTCCACCTTGCCCTCCAAACAGCATCCCGTCCCTACGCTGGCGTCCGACTGGACCCCAGGCCCGCCACGACCTCCTCAGTCTCAGCGGTTCGGTGCGATGCCCAAAACAAAAGAGACCCCGTGCCCCGAAGGGCTGCGGTGGCCTCTTTCTCCTCGAATATAGTGCGAAGTCGTTAGCGCGTCAAGCTAACCCGGCATAGACCGGTTTCTCCTTCTTGGGCTTCTTCTCTTCTGGGAGGGGCTCCGTCTTCGGAGCCACCGGCCCCAGTGTGCCGATGTAGGCTTGGGCATACTGCTGACCCAACTCGGCCTTTGCCTGCTTCTGTTGGGCCTGCTGCTCAAGGCCCGCCCCATACTGGATACGGAAGAACTCCTCGCCGAGAGGCGTGAGGGGCATGCCACGCGGCACACCAAGCATCGGCACCCCGCGAGAGCCGCCCATGCGCGGCCCGAAAATTGGCCCGCCGATAGCGCCCGCACCAGCCTGGGGTACTTGGGCCTCCTTGGCACCACGCGCGAGTTCGTACTGCAATTCCTTCGATGTCGGCCCCCACCGGGCGTGCTGCTCAGCCTCGGACATAACCGTGGGGATGTCGCCACGGCGGGCGACGCGGGTGATCAGCTCGTCGGCGGTCGGCAGTCGCTCGCCTGGCAGGGGTTCGGGCATCTTCGCCTTGAACTCGCCCGCGCCAGGTGTGTAGGTTATTGTCTCCCTACCAGGACCAGGAACGGTGACGGTGCCGGGGGCTTCGAGAGCTGCGGTAGCGAGTTCCTGAGTGCGACGCTTGACGTATGCCTCCTGTTCCTTCTGTCTCTCTTCCTCTAGGGCAGCGGCGACCCCTGGCTGACTCAGGAGGGTAGGGCGAAGGTTGGTAGTCCGCTGTCCCCACACATCCTCAAACTCAGCCTCAGCCTGGGTCGCGGCAGCCTTGGTCTTTACCTCCCCTACCTTTTCCGGTAGGGACTGGCCGGCGAGGGTCGCATTCCGAATGTCAGCGTCAGTGAGGCCCTGAGACCGCGCCCAGATGTAGTCGCTCACGGGCACATCTAGGAGCTTGGCGGTTCCCATCTCGCTGATCGAGATGCCACGCACGAGTCCAGGTGCCGCTTCTTCCTGGGTGATGCCCAGGGTTTGCATCTGGCGGAGGTCCGAGAGTGAGAGGCGGTACGCGAGGGCGAATTGAAACTCGTCGCCGGTGATGCCCTTAGCCTCTAGCGCGGCGTTCAGTTCAAGGAAGTCTTGCTGGGTGATCTCTTCAGCGGTCGGTGCCACAGCCTGAACCCCGCCGACGCCGCCACCAGCCGCAGTAGCAGGGGCAACCGTAGGCTCGACAAATGGCCCTTGCTCGAAGCGGGCGCGAAGAGTCTCCGGCGAGAGAGGGCCAGGTTCGATCTCCCACTCTGCGGCCTGAAACTCGTCGAAGGTCATGTCCCGCCATCGGGTCTGACCCATCGCGGTCTCCTGAATCTCCCAGTGGCCCGGTTTGGTCTTCGTGGGCTCGACCCAGCGGGTGGCACCAGTCGCCGGTTTCTCACCGAACTCACTGCCCCAATCAATACCGTCAGTCATGGTTGCACCCCACATCTTGACAAAGCGCCAAAGGGAGGATTAGAGTATTTTCCCCGCCAGGAGGATGCGATGCTATTCATGGTGGCCATCACCATCTTCATCTGGATGGGTCTACCCCTCACCTTGGCCTTCCTGGTTGAGAGGGAAATGTTCCCAGTTCTCGACCGCAAGTTCCTCGGTTGCCCCGTATACGGCTGGCTCATGGTGTTCGCCATCATCGGCTGGCTCGTCTGGGTTGGCCTCGGTGCCACATCTGACACCTGCTCCCTTGAGGCGGGGGGCCTAGAGTGCGGCGAGTAGACATTACTCTCTCAGCCTCGGCGGCTCCGTGCCGATGTTCTCCTTCCACCACTTCTGTGCGGCCTCGGTGAGTACGGTCTCATAGCCACGTATCCCCCAGTACACCAGCAAGGCGTCCACGTCTGGGTTCCCCCGCCGGTATCGGTCTAGGTATGAGTCTGGATTATTGCTGCTACTTCGATCCATGTAGACCTTCAGAGCTGGGTGATTCTGTCCCAGTTTGGCCATCGCCTGATCAACAGTCTGGTCATTAGGTTTGTTGGCCGTCGCCTGCACAGCAAGGTCGCCATAGTCGCGGAACTGTTGGAGCCACGGGTCTTTAGCCTGAGCCTGCACCCAGAGGCGGTCGGGTAGGTCAAAGAATCCAGTATCCGGTTTGTCCGATGGCTTATCGCCAGGCAAGGTGAAGATGATACGCGACTCGTTGATAGTCTTCAGCGCCGCCGAGTATTTCTTCTCCCTCGGCGTCTGATTCAAACCGAGGTTGTCACTGAGGGCCTGGCCTTGTGCAGGTGTAAGCATTGACTGGAAGCGGTCAAGATCATCATAGAGAACAGTCTTGTCATCGACCTTACTCGTAGCGGGATTGGTGTGATCAGTGTAGATGGCAAGATAGCGGGCGACAATATCGTCCGGGGTCCAGTTCTCCGGTATCGTGAATGGGTCGCCGAGTTTCTCATGTTCCTTCTGCAGCCGGTCGAATTGCTCAGGATTGGCGAAGTAGAAACCGGCGATGGCCGCAGAGCGCGCGTCTTGCCGACCCGTTCGGTCGTCCCGCCATGCCTTGTTATCCACGATGCTGGCGTCCGATGCCAGTTGCTCCTGGGTGAACGGAATGAGCATACTCTTCAGGCTCTTGTTGGCCGTCCCATACCATGCCTTTCTGTCCTCCACGGCCTGGTCAGCCGCGAGGACAGCAGGATCGTCAGCCACAGCCGCGTTAGCAGCGCGGGTGCCCCGTTCCCTCCGCAAGTCCTCTATGCTCATACCAAACCGATCCTGGGAGGTCCGGTCGCGGGCATCTTCCAACTTCTGCCACTCCGTCTCATAGGTGAGTACACCCGCGCCGAAGAATGACAGGACACCAAGGAATCCCATCTTAGGCCCGCCGTTTCGGATGGCCTCAACGAAATCCTGAAACCAGAATGGCGCGACCCGATTCCATGCCTGCGTCTTCAGGTTCCGAAGGCTCGGCGTCACCTCCTCGCCCACGTAGGTCTCGCCCCTCATGTAGTCGATCAGGGTGCCGAGACCAGGCGCGAGTTTCGCCTGAAGGGCACGGAGAGCCGTCATGCCCAGATTCATGGGGTACGTCTCTCCCGTCACGGTACTCTTACCCTCACGCATGATCATCTGAGCCGCTGTGCGGAATACCGGCTGTAGGCCCCCCATCGTGTCGAAGCGTGTGTTGCCGATCCGAATCCGGCCCCAGTCTGTCGAACGCGGGTCTAGTTCCACATCCACGCCTGGAATCCCAGAGTATTTCATCAAGGCCAAGAGGCCCGCATTAAGAGCCGTGAAGGAACCCAGGTCATACATGACCTGCTTCCTAATAGTCGGGTTCCGCAGGATGTAGTAGAGGCCAACGGGGTAGGCTTCAAGGCGTGAGAACCAGAAGCGGGGAGCGAACAATACGGTCCCAAGTTCTGGCACTATCTTCTCTAGCGGGCCAGGGAGGCGCGCCCACCCAGTCGAGATGTTGACCCAGTTGGCAAGAGCCCTCACTTCCCGAACCGTGTACTGATGCCCACCCTCTGCGGCGATCCTCTTCCAAGCGAGAAGCGTATTCTTCGCGTAGTTGCCCCGCATCTCATTGCCGGCCGTGGTGTAGGCCCATTGCGACTCCCGTATACCGGGCAACTTGCTAGCCCACTTGGAGACGTACATCTCCTGGCTCGGCACCGTCACCCCCATCCGCTCCGCGATCCCTGTACCTGGGTTGGCTATCGCCAAGCCGTTCGGCACCAACTCGTCGCGGATAATGGGGTCGTTCATCAGGCGCTCGAAGGAGGCGCTCGCGTAGTCCTTGTCGATAGCGCGGACCATCGGCCCGATGGCTTGGTAAAACTCCTTGCGGGCGATAAGGATTGCGCCCTGACGCAATGGAAACGACAAGTCAAATGAGGCGGCGATGGCACGCGGCAAGTTCGCGGCGTCGATGACTTCGCGCCAGAGGTTAAACCCTGCCTGGTTCGTGACGTTCTTAATGACAGGTGCCAGGTCGGGCCATATCTTGAGTAGATATTCGGCTTGGTGGGGGGCTAATGCCTGCCTCTCCAGAAGCAACTGCTCGACTGCCTTTTCGGCGTTCCGTGCGTCAAGGGAACGGAGGGCAGGATTGGTGAAGGCCCGAACCATGTAGTCCTTAGCTTCCTGATCGGTGAATGTCTCAGAGAACTTGAAGGTCCGCGCCGTGATACCTTCACTGGCCTTATAAGCCTTCGCCGCCATCTCCTGAACATTCTCGGCTGTAGCCTGGGCGCGGTAACTGGCGGTAGCAGCAGCAGCAGCCCGACGTTTCGCCGCGATCTCCGACACGACTTCGCCTCTGTATTCAGTCTGCGAAGCCTCCATCGCACGGTACAGTTTGCCGATGCCAGCAGTCTCTGCCTTCGCAGCGGCCTCAGCACCCCCAAGTTCACCTTTGGTAGCCTTGAGCGCTTGTCTCAGAGCCTTGGCATCGGCGGCTGTAGGAACTGAGAGTTGACTGTCTTTCAACCAGACAGTTGCTCGTGCCCCAGTCTCTCGGTTGTAGAAGTGGACAAGGGTTTCGTTCCTGTCGGGGTTGTGGGCCACCACCGTCCCAAGATTGTTCCTGTCTGCCGCCCTGACACGGGCATTAGGTTGAAGATGCGATGGGATGCCCATCCCTTCCCCTGCGGCTGCGGCCTTCGGGCCGCGAGCAAGAGCCTCGACCCTGGGCACCTCAACACCGAATCCACGCGGGACAACGCCAGTCTCGACGGCGGTCTGCCACTTAGTACGGATGACCTCTAGTGCCCGTGCCGCCTCTCGCTGGGTCAAACCCTTAGCGACCGCAGCGACATCCGACACTGAGACCTGGCTTGGACTAGCCTTCGCTATGGCCGCCAACACGATCACGTCAGCTAGAATGTCGGCCACCATATCAGGGACGCCTATCCGCTTCAGGTTCGCGGCCATCGGGGCGGCTGGCGCGGTGAGTGCCCGCATGACCGGCTTGCCAGGTACAATACCTAGACTCTCGGCAGCCTGTTCGGCAAGGAAGCCAGCTCCGAGTACGCCGATCTCTGGAAGGGCTACGGCCAGACCCGCCGTTTGGAGAATCGTAGCGAGCGTAGTCTCGCGTGCCGCCTGTTGCTGTGCCCATTCCTGAAGGGCCTTGCCAGGGCCGAGTTCGACAGCCGCAGCCCAGGCCGCCTGTTCAATGGCCTGCTTGTACTGTTTGGGCAGTTGCTCAAACGTGAGTGCGCCCTTTGGCGCTGGCCCCATCATGGCGTGTTCTGGCGGCGCTGGCCCCATCGTGAGAGGAATGGGGATGCCCGCCGCTCGAAGCGCTTCAGTTTCGGGAACGCCGAGACGTTTCAGACTCTCAACCTTGCGTTCAGCAGCGGCACGATCTAGTTCCCCCCGCACCTGTCCCGCCAGACCCATCATCCGCTCTCCTGCCGCCTGCACCTGTTCGAGCGGCATAGTCATCGCAGCGGTAGGTCCAGCCGCAGCCTCCCCAGGCAGGGGCTCGATGGCCTGGCGCGTGATCACGTCCGGTGTAGCGCGTGCCACCTCCTCGTTGAGCGCCTGCTCCCGTGCAAGTTGGGCGTCTTCGCCAGGAAGTGGGCCAGGAGGGGGCACGGTCTCACGGGTGATCACGTCTGGCGTAACGATGGGGGGTGCGAACGGTTGCGTACCGATGATCGCCTGCTCCTCCAGCGTGGGGTAGCCCTGCCGTTGCGCCTCTTTGCGCTTGCGGGCCTCGGCCTCCGCGTAGATAACGTCGGGAGTGGTCATGCGCCCCTCACCATACCGAGTGCCCTGAGCCGCTGTTCCTCACCGCCAGGCGCACCCACGCCAGGAAGGTGTTGTGGCCCGCGAGTAAACGGCTGTAGGTGCTGCTCCATCTGGCCGGCCATCTCAGGCGACAGTATCTCCGGCGGCATCCCGCCGCCCGCCGCCCCGCCCGCCGCGCCGCCTGCTGCCTGCTGCGTGGCGGCGATGCGCTGCGCGAAGAAGTCGCGCATTGCCAGGTAGAGTTCCTGTGTGTGCTTGCCCTCGTCTGTCGTGGCGTCCTGGGCGGCGGCCATCTTGTCAGCCCAGAAGACCCGGCGCATGTCCATCACGGCAGGTTCAGCGTCAGCGTTCTCCGCGAGTTTCAAGAGGTAGGCTGCGCCGGGGTCTTGGAGGTGCAGCAATTCATCGAAGATTATCTCCAGGGGAACGCCCAATTTCTGCCACATCGAGGCAATATTCGCGTCTTGCTGGCGGGTAATGGGCAGATCGATGCGTAGGTTTGCAGCCAAGTAGTATTTAGTTCTGAGTTGCTGGGATGTTATGTCGTCCATGAAGGGTTTTCCGCGTCGATCCAGCCCACGAACCGTCACTTTCCGTCTTACCTTGATGAATTGCTGGATGAACTCGTCCATCATCTCTCGGTGGAGGTCGCACATCGCGTTCTTCTGGCCAACGATCTTCAGATCGAGGGCACCCTGAAGCTGGGAGATGGCGATGCCCGTGAGTTCGTAGGGAGTCTGGCCGTAGATGGTCTGGGGGACAGAACCGCGCTGTAACTGGCCGGTCACGAGGGCTTCTAGCTGCTGGGCGCTCCTACTGACTTCGGGCGGGACAGTGGCTTCGAGTTTGACCCCTTTACCCTGAACCATCCCGAACGGTTCTAGTGCCTTGCGTATTTCCTCAGCACTCAGTTGCCTTCCTTCTGGCCCCCAGTCGAAAACCCACGGCCCGATAGCCCCGTTCCTCACGCAGAGCATGAACAGGGTGACGACGCGGTTATAGGCGGCATACATCTCACGGTTCGGGGCCAGTATCGAGTCCCACTGGTCAGTCAGGTAGTTCTGGCTCTTGTTGTGCATCCTGGGGCCAACAGGTGCGCCGGAGGCCCGCTTGATGATCACTGGGATGTGGTCTACGCGGTGAGAACGATCGGTGAACTCCTTGAGTTCCACGCCGCCGGCCGTACAGACGCTATTCCAGACCCGTGCCTCCTCATCCAACCACCAAGAGTCGTAGACCTCGGCGTTGCCACTCTCATCGCCCTTGATGTCAGCGTCCCACTCATTCCATGTCTGGCGGAGGTCTTTGACGCCCGCGAGGTAGTGGTGAGCGAAGAAGGTAACACCGTTCTGGCCGATGTCCCACACACAGTCCATCGGGTCAAAGAGGTCAGCCCTGAAGGGAGTCACGCCTGCACCAGACTTGATCACCCACGGCCTGAGAACGCACCCACCCCGCACGGTGTTGAACCACGATGCATCATGTTGAAGCGACATCTCCACTCGGCGGGAGCGAAGTTCGTCAATCTCGCGGCATACGCCCTGGGCGAACCGCTCATGGACTGAAATCTCATCCTTCTTGGCCTCGTCCAACATGACTTCATAGATGTCACCCCGCCACTCGATCCGGTAGCGGTTTAGGCTCCACACGATGACATCGACGAAGTTACGGGGGTCATTGCCTGTGAAGGAGGGGTAGTTCTTCTCGCGGGGCGTGTCCTTGACCTCTTGGAGAACGTACTTCTCCAGCCGCCATATCTTCTCGTCAAGTTCCTGCTGCTCGACCCGCGACTTATGGCGCTTTTCTAGTTCCGTGGTGATCTCCTTGAGATCACCTGGCGTCTGGGGGCCGCCGGTTGGTTTGTCCATCACAGGTAACTCCCTACCACGACAGAACTCGTGCGCTTGGTGGCCTGTTCCACCGCGACGTTGGCGATCATGGCCGCCATGAGGATGTCGTCTTCCCTGTCGGTCGCCGTCTTGATCTCGCCCATATCGTTCACCAGTACGTCAAACGCCTGCCCCAAGAGTTTCGTATCCCAGGACCTGAAGTCGCCGCACCGAATTGCACGGTCGAACTCGTCGCAGAGATACCGTTTGGACCGCGAAGTTGTCCTGAAACCGAGTTCGTAGGTCAGAAGGTCATCATCCGTCCACTGCGCCCGCTTCTCGTTGCGGTAGACACGTTTGCACTTCAGGCTCTCGGTTAGGAAGGTGATGAAAGACTGGCCGGAGGCCGTGCCACCTTCGGGGGCGAGGAGGGCCTCGTAGTATTCCTTCGAGAGATTGTTACAGTAGCGGGCGAACTCGTAGGGCGGGATACGACCCCAGATAGTGGCGACATGCTGGCCGGTGTCGCAGTTCTCAACTACGCCGGCGCAGGCGTCGCCGTGCGCCTTGCCCTCTGAGGGGTCGATCCCAATAACGTAGGAGTGTCCCACGCCCGGCCTCTCCCATATCTTGATCTCACCCCCTGGGAGGTAGCGGGTTTCTAGCACGGGTCGCGCCTCGGCCTGATTGATAAGGAGTTGAATGAAACCCGGTTCAAAGTAAGGTCGGCCCGATACGAGGAAACAGGTCTCATCATCCTCTGGGTACTCCTGGGCAAAGAGGACCGGCCCCATGTCCGCGATCTGCCGGCGCCGCCAGGCGATGTTGCCATAGTCCAGCGGCAGGCCCATCCTGGCCGCTGCCTCCATGACGTTCGCCTCTTCTGCCGTGAGTTCACCAAAGTCGTCCGGTATGGGGTCGCGGTACTCCTCGCGGCTCCAGTACCAAGGCAGGAAGAGAGGGGTGTAAGACCCGATGCCCTTGCGGGCCTTGTCATAGGTGTTAAAGAACCATCCCTGCCGTCCGAACGGGCTGGACTCGACGGTGATGTACCCTTTGGGCGCGACAGCCTGACCCAGACCGAGCATGATGCGCTCGGCGTTCTCCCAGTGGGCCACCTCGGAACAGTGCGCCCAGTGAACGGTGTCACCGCGTCCGAAGGCCCTTGCCCCCGCAGTCCCGATGTAGAGTCTTGACCCATGCTCTGACGCGAACTCGTGCAGACTCTCGCGTTTCATCGGGTGAGCGTCACGATCCGGCAATTCGTCGTAGGCCAGTTCCACGATGCTTAGGAGCCGCTCAGTGGCCCCGCGTTCGTGTGAGATGATGACGCCAGAGAAACCCGCTAGCGCGGGGTCAAGGAGGAGTAGAAGGCCCTCGTTCTCAAGCCAGGTGGAGAGGCCACCCTGCCGGTACTTCGGCATGACGGTGCGACGGCCACGGGTCTTGTGGAAGTGAAGTTGAACCGGACGCGGGACGAGGGGCAGAATGCCCTCGCCCTTGGTCCGAATATGAAAGAAGTCTGCCGCCATCTGCGGCATGACCCCTATGTCCTGGTCAACGCGCTCGAAGAAGTCCGTCTAGGTCTTCCTTCCTAACTCGACTCTCCCACACTGGCAGCAAGCTTTCATACGCACCACGGGACAACGCTCGAAGGAGGCGCTGGTCGAGGTCTGTACGCCGAACGTGATGCAGAAGTGGTGTTTGCCGGACTCCGCCGCCTCACACGGTACACATTCCACTTTCGCTTCACGGGAAGGGCGGCACTCTTGCACCATCACTTCCTCGACTTCTTCACCCGCTTGTACTCGCCCTTCGCGGTCAGCCGTCCGGCACGTTGCATCCCCCACGCCTCGCCGTAAGCCTGCTCCGGCGTCTTGCCCTCGTGAATCAGGTGCTCGGTCTTGGCCCTGACAGACGGTGGGGCCTTGCCGCGAGATCGCCTGGTGGCCATCTCACTTCTTCCCGATCTTGGGATAGCGCCGCTTGACGGCCGTACGCACTCTTTTCTTCTCACTAGAAGACCCATGCTGGCTCACCCTGGACAAGGCGTTCCGCGCATGGGCCTCGTCGTGAATGGGATACCCGTTCTTCTCTGGAACCGCAAAGGACTTCTTCGGTAATGCCTTCCGTGCCCTCGTCGTTAGTACCGCCATCTCGCTCCTTTTAGGGGGG